TTCCGTAATCCTGCTCGCGGTCACCACAGACACAGATCTTCGCGCACTTCAAAATTTCCTCTCGATTCATAGCTTAGCTCCTATTTCTTCCGGTTGTAGGTGACCGGTTTGATTTCCGGATAGCGCCGCTCAAACGGATCCATGGGCTGGCGGTTTTTGTACACATCGGCCAGCCGCCGGTCCAAATGCGCCTGCAGCAGCTGGACGTAAGTATTAGGTTTCGGCATTTTTGATTGACCTCCCCCACCCCTCCAGCAGCGCTCCCATTGCGCCAGAGTCCAGATCTGTGAACTCGTCCTCGTCAACGCCGGCGATCAGGATCGGGCCGACAAAATCCACTCCGAAGATCCGGCAGTTGTGGGGAAGCCCCCGCAGGCGCCCCTCTTCGTTGCAGATAATCACTACGTCCGTGGCGATGGTCACGGTTTCAATG